CTATTGGCTTATACTCTTTCTTTTCATTGAGTGCTTCTTGACCACAAAGTTTCTTGACTAGGTTGTCTTCCACTAGAACACGGCTTTTGGTATTATCCACACCTTGTAGAATACTGTGTATAGTGCCTAGATCTCTATAATTTGGAACAAAGTTGTTGTATACGCTTGTGCCTAGTTGCTTGTTTATAGCGTCAATAAGCTTTGTTTGTGCGTTGAATGTTTGCTTTCGATCGGCCATCGCATACGAAAACTTACTTTCTTGGATTAGACGGTCGGCCAAGTGAGGCTCGGACATGTCTTTTGTCTCTAAGAGCGTTCGGTAAAGATAAAGCTCTTTATAGAGCAAGGTGTCTTTCTTGAAGTGTTCTTTTACGATCTTGGTTATCTTGGCTGCTTTTTCTTTATCATCTACAAGAGCCGCTTTTGTAAGCTCTCTAACTAATGCTTCATAAAGAAAAGCGGTATTTCTTTTCTTATTGTACTTGGTCATCATCTTTTCTCTCCAGTGATTCTAAAAGATTGTCGATTTCTTTGGAATGTTCCTCAAAATCGTTCTCTACTGTATAACTAGTTTCTTTTTTCTCAACCATCCCCTCTAAGGTTGGTTCTATATTCTCAAAAAGGTCCGAGGGTTTTGGAAGACCTAGTTTTGATCTTCTTGTGTTACCTGTTGCGAACTCTGGAACAGCCGTTGATTTCATTGCCATTCGGTTCTTCTTGATTCTTCCATCTTTCTTAGGCTTGTACATTTTGCCTTTTGACTTTGGAGTTGTTGTAACCAAGCGCCCGGCCTCATCTTTGGTTATGTAAGGTTTATCGTCCCTTTTGCCCGGTGCGACTTTTAGAATGTCCTCTTCTGGTTCAGCAGCGTCAATATCCGGTGTTTCCTCTCCACCTAAATCAGGTGTTTCGGAGTCCGCTCCAAAAGCGCCTATGTCGCCGCCGCCAAGTGAGGTTTCTTCCTCATCGGAGGCTGCTGCAGCGTCAAGGTCAGAAGCGAACTTTCGGTCAAAGTACATTTCACGCTGGTTGCGAAGGAATTCTTCTTGTGAGATGTTGAAAATGTGCTCGGCAATGTACCTCTTAGAGAAAAAGCCTTCAGTTGCGGATGAGGCAACCTCAAACTGTGTTTTCATTGTCTCTAGATCCTGAAGTTCGGCAATCCTAGACGGGTTATTGAGTTTGAGGTTGAAACCTGTAAGATCAGACTTTCTAAAGCCTAAAGTATAAAGGTGAACCATTCCAATCTTTGTAAGCTCGGAAATCAAGGCCTTTTGGAGGCGTTGGATGGTTCTGGCGAAACGAATGTCTTTCTGTGAGAGAGATGTTCGGTCTTCTGCGTTCTCACCGGCGACTAGATAAGCTTGTGGGATCTTGATGGCGGAAAATAGCTTTTCACGAAGGTATTTCACGTCTTCGATTTGTGAAGTGAACTGACCTCCTGCTAATGTCTCGATCTTTGTCCCTTGTTGGCCGCCTCGAACTGGAATGTAATAATCTTCCTCTACAGACATTGGGTTATAGCGAAGATCTGCTCTTCCGCTGTCTGCATCAACGATTTGGTTTCGTTTGAGGGTAGTCATAACCTCTTGCATGTATGTGCTTACGTCCTGTGGGGCTACAGCGCCAACATCAACATAAAACACTCGGCGTTCGGGCGCTCTTACGATACGATAGGACATCATTGCGTCTTCTACGAGCGTTAGTTGCCTCCAGATACGGCGAGACCCCTCAAGAACAGAGGTTCCATAGGGGTTGTACTTATTATTTCCTAAAATACGGAAGTGAGCTATCTGCCAGTCCTCAAAAGTCAAGCCACCGGAGTTCCACTGAAACTGTAGATAGTTTGGGTTGTTTTCATCTTGTCCTTCTAGCCTTTCTAGTTCGCTGAGGGGCATAGAAACAACATTTTGGATGCCTAGTTTTTCATCAACGTCCAAATAAAGGAAAAAGTCTCCATACTTACAAAGAGTTCTTGCCCATCCGTAAAGGTTGAGGTCTACATTGAGAACATCGTAAAACAAGATCTGTAATGCCGTCTTGATTTCTTGGTTTGGACAGTCAATCGTAAGCATTTTACGAATGTCTGTTGAGGTAGTCATCTCATCGGCATAAATATCAAGCGCAGAGTTTAGTTCTGGCATGTACTCCATCTGATCGAAGTCAATATATCGATCGTTCCGGTTCTGATTGAGCATAAAGTCGCCGTAAAACGAGTAGTTCTTCTCGTAATCGGCTTTTTTGAACTCTTTTCCTGATGCGGAGGTCCAATTAAACTTATCAAGTTCCTTTCGGCGGTATTTTCTTGCCTGCTCGTGTCGATAGTTGACGATTGGGCCTGAGAAAAGCCGTGTAAGCGCCTTGTAAAGCGGGTTGTCCGGGTTTCTTGTGTTCTCTGAACTTCTTTTAGGTATGATTGTTTTTTTATATGCCATTTTTTAGCCCTTGTATAGCCAAGAATATTGTTGCTGTTGTTTTTTTGCTTCGCTTGCCTGTCCTGATTTCATAACTGGTAAGTGGCCAATCATTCCAGGGATAGTTGTATTTAGTTCTCTTTTATCTGTAAAGAATGCGTTCATCATTTTTTCTGATTTTTCTCGGTCATAAGCGCTTTCTTCGTATACGGCGTCTCTAATCCAGCAAGCGATCGCAAAAGACATTACCAAGTCATCGTGCTTTGATCTCATTGCTTGAGGTCGGCCATTTTTCCAGATGAAAGTTTTAAATTCTCCAAATAATCTTTTAGACCTTGTTATAACTAGTTGGTTGCGAATCATTTCTTCCATTTTGGCGATGATTAATGGCCTTGTCTTAGAAGAAGTGGTAAAGCCGGGTGTTGCGCCGGTAATGTTTTCTGCTATTAAAGGATCAATAAACTCATCTCCCTTAGAATAGTATAAGTTATTATACCTTAGATCTTTCAACTTGTCAATAAGCATAAACCCAATATTATTACTTTCTACAACAACCAAACACGTGCCGTATCTTGTTGCGGCCTGATGTACCATGTTGGCGTACATATCTATGGCGACTTTTCCTTGGTATTCCGCAACTATTTCATTTGTGGTAATGTTCCAAACGTGAAAAGCAGAATAGTCTTCACCGTCACCCCTAGCAACGTCAACAGCCATAAAGTATTTTGATGCGGGATCGTATTCTTGCCAAATCCAAAGGTTTCTATCAAAGCCGTCTCTGTATAGGGGTTCTTGGGCTTGCTCAAATACCCATTCTAAGTATTCGGCATCAATAACAGTCTCGCCTGAAGATAGGAAGGAACATTCTAGCTCCTGTGCTATCTCCTTTTTGGTCATGTTTCTTGTTTCTTTTTTAAACCATTCTTCATCACGATCAGGGTGAAGGTGCCAAGGCAAGCTAGTTGGATGGAAATCGTTTAGACCAGCATCAGCGTCGGAATACATACGGTAAAACCAGTTACCAATCCCGTTTGGTGTTGACAAGGCAATACAACGACCGCCGGTTGATAGTGTTGGATACAAACCTTTCCAAAGATCGTCCAAGCCATCAACGTGAGCAGCCTCATCTACCACTAGGAGTGATAGTGCTTCTGAACGGCCGGCATCTCCTGACGTTGAAGAAGCCTTTATCTGTGAGCCGTTTGTTAACTCAAATGAGTTTCTGTTGTCTATTGATATATCAGCTATTTGCAACCAAGGTGGTAAGTTCTTTATCATGAACTTAACTTTCTTAACCAGGTTGCCGGCTGTTGAGAGTTTGGTCGCAACAACAAGAATGTTCTTTTCCCTGTGGAAGAGAATAAGCCACGCAGAGTATGCTGCGGTTATTGTTGAGATGCCAAGCTGACGTCCTTTTAAGATTATGTTGAAGCGGTAAGCGTTATAATCCTGAAGAAGGTCTTTCTGGAAGGGGTAGGTCCTAAATGGTATAGGGCCTTGTTCGGGGTGAGAGATGCGAACATAGTTCTCAATAAAGTAATTGGGATCTTTGCCGCACCTAACAATCTCTTTTATTACCTGCTCTTTATTAAGCACACTAGTTATAGATTCCTAGCGCCCTTAGCGAAGCGTCGGTAAGTCTCCATCAACTTGTCTTGTGCTGGAATGGGAGGGTTCTCATCTATTCCTTTCATTCCGTTAATTTTGTACTTCTTGATCGCATTCGCAAAAACTCGCACATTTGACGTTGACTGAACAAGTACATCAACTTCGCCGTCTGCGCCAAGACTAACACGCTTTCCAAGTATCTGGCTAGCTCGATTGGTTAGGTATTTGGCGATGTCGGCCATAACTCTTTCCATTTCTTCCTCAAACCCGCCACCATAAACTTCTTTAAGCTTGATGTCTGTTTGATAAGTGATTGTAAGAATGTCGCCGGCAGTCCGAACAGTGAATCCGTCCATGTGGCGGCTATCTTTGATGGGATCACCTTCTTCACGGCGAAGACCAATCTTGAGTGGGTCGCCGTTGGCGTCGGTGCCGCCATCATAAGCTAGGGCGGCGGCTTGTGCTAGTGCTTGGACTGGTGTCATTTGTTATTCTCCCGGAGTGTGCTTGTATTGAGCAATCTTATTTGCTAGCTGCTCAATGAAATCATCGTCAGCAAGAAGAGGCTCTTGGATCTTGGCTATCATGCCACTGTCCATTGTTTTTATTACATCAACTACTGCACGTGCAATGTTTTTCTCTGTGGCGATGCGATTATCATTTGCCCAGCCCATAACACGCTCAAAGTCTTTCTCAGATGCGCTCTCAATCTCTTTTTCTGTGGCAATGTCATTATCATTTGCCCACTTCATAACACGCTCAAAGTCTTTCTGGGATGATTTTGTGTCCATCTTGGCAGCGTCGGATGAGGCATCTGCAATCGCAGCGCTATAAGCTTTCTTTTGGCCTTTGTTGAGACCGGCAGCTGAATCCATTGCGTCAATCTCGCCAGCACGAACATCTAGATCATCCGCTCCACTTGGACCTCTTCGGGGTCTTCGGGTTGAGGCTTTCTTACCACGGCCAAAAAGACCTCCAAGGGTTGCCTCGTCTAGGTCGGCTATTTCTTCCTTGATTATCTCAACTAGTTTTTCTTTTGTGATTCTCATCTGGTCTCCATCCTTCTTTCCACCTTTCTTCTCTTCCTTCAATCCACTGAATGTAACATTTGAAACAAGAATCCCATTTGGTTTTACAAGTTTCGTCTCTCAGGGTCTTGATCTGTGAAGAGCAAGTGGGACATTTAGTTTTACTTTCTTTACTAAGTAGTCTCTTCGTAATAAAAAATCCTTTTTGTTCTTCTAAAGTCTCGGAGTCATTAGATTGGATTTTTTGAGCCAACTCTTTTCGCTGCTCTTTATAATCTTTTTCTTTTTCCTCGTCCCATCCGCTTTGAGGTGTCTTGATTGTCTCTTCACCCCATCGCTCTTTGATTGCTTTTTCTAGTTTTGCTATTTCGTTTAGTTTTTTTTCATCAAGTGGGAGCATTGTATACCTTTTGTTTAGCAATAAATACGATTTCTTTTAAGTTTGGTGTTGTTTCCATACTATCTAGATCTTTTATAGAACACCATTTATAATCTGTGTGCTCTTTTCCGTCTAAATGGATCTTACCTGAAAACTTGTTTGTTGTAAAGAAATAAACTCTATTCTTTTTTATAACGTTAGTATCAATAAGATCTTTTGGGTCTATTATCAGGTTTGATTCTTCTTTTACTTCTCGGCAAGCTCCATCTTTTATGTCTTCGCCAACGTGAATGTGGCCGCCAACTGAGCACCACGCTCCCGGCATCCAAGGATCGTTGGGACCTCTTTTCAGCGAAAGGAAATGATCTTTGTCCTTGAAAATAATAACGTGACCTGAGAACTTAGAGTCTTTTTTCATTTTATTTATTTTGATCTTGATCATTGGGACAAGGACATCATTAGGTCATAGGAGTCAGATCTATACTGAGCTAATTGATCAATGTATCCTTGTTTGCGAAGAATCTTGAAAGCAATGTTTTCTGGTGAGTAAGCGCCCTCTCGTTGAAGGCCGGCTTTTCTCATTCTTTTGAGTTTTGCGAAGATGCGGATGGCTTGTCG